TTACTTGCTGCCCAGCGTGAGCTGCATATATGTTGGATTAACCGGGATAGACCGGCCCTATTGACTGCCCCGGCAGATCAGCACAAACAATAGGGCTATATTGTGCAAGGATTTTCCAGATGGGTTTCTCGACATTCTCTGGCCCGATTCGTTCGGGCACCGTGCGCGAAGGCGCTCTCGCCAATGACGGCCTTGTTGTTTTGGCTCAGTCCTTCAACAGCGGCAACCTGACGGATCGCGCCACTGGTACAGTGAATTCGGTGCTTGGCATCGTTCCGCAGGGTTCGCAGATCGTTGACATCACTGTCGATCAGATCGTTGCGTCCACCACCGGCACGACCACGGTTTCTGTGGGCAATGCCTCGGGCGGCGCTCAGCTTATGGCTGCTGTCGCCACCACCGCTGGTGGTCGCTTCCGTGGTACGGCCACTGCCTCAACTCAAGCCGCATGGCAGACCTCCACATGGTGCCCAAGCCCCCGCCAGCGCCTAATAATCAGGAGCTAGTAAGATGATGCAGACAGATGTCAAGGCTACGCATCTAAACGCTTCTGGTGTTGTGGTTGCTGGTCGGGCGCGCATCAAGGGCTTTGTGATGTGCGCCACAGCAAGCACTGCTGGCACGTTGTTGCTAAAGAACGGCGGTTCGGGTGGCACTACGGTTATCGAGATTGATATCCCAGCCAACTCAAACCCAAACTCCTTTTCCGTGCTTGTGCCTGGAGAAGGTGTTCTTTGCTCCACTAGCGTGTACGCAAGCATCACCGGCCTTGCTAGCGTGACGGTGTTCTATGGCTAAGACACCGGCATGGACGCGGAAGGAAGGCAAGTCCGAAGCGGGCGGCCTGAACGCAAAAGGCCGGGCGTCTTATAACCGCGACAACCCAGGGAAACCTGGGTTGAAAGCGCCGCAACCCGAAGGCGGTTCTCGCAAGACAAGCTTCTGTGCCAGGATGTCTGGTATGAAAAAGAAGTTGACATCTGCGAAGACAGCCAATGATCCAAACAGCAGGATAAACAAATCCTTGCGAGCATGGAAGTGCTGACATGGTAGACACATCAGAATCAACCAAACATGTGGTTGACGTTTTATCATTTGGGACAGTGGTTGGAACAATGGCTGGCGTGCTTCCAAGTGTCGCGGCCATCTTCACCATAGTGTGGACGGCGATACGCATCTACGAAACCGAGACATTTCGTAAGATGTTTGGGATTAAGCCCGTTAAGCTGAAGTCGAAAGGTGATTGATGGACAAGCTTCTAAACCTAGTTCGCACGGTCGCTCCAACCATCGCCACAGCCTTTGGTGGGCCTTTGGCTGGCATGGCCACCAGGGCAGTCTCGGAAGCCCTCTTAGGCAAGCCTGATGGCTCTGAGCAGGAGCTTTTGGCGGCGGGTGCTTTAGCAACCCCAGACCAACTCCTTGCCCTCAAGAAAGCTGATCATGACTTCGCCATTCACATGCGTGAATTGGAGATTGATCTAGAGCGGATCAGCAACGAAGATCGTGATTCGGCCCGCAACAGGGAAATCAAAACCAAGGATTGGACGCCAAGGCTTCTCGCCGCGAGCATCACCTTTGGCTACTTCGGCGTTCTCTTCTACATGCTGACCCACGGCCTTCCCACCACTGGCGGCTCTGAAGCCATGCTAGTTATGCTGGGCACACTAGGCACCGCGTGGGGCGGTGTTGTCGCTTACTACTTTGGTTCGTCCGCTGGCTCCAAGGAGAAGACGGATACAATCAACAGGATGACCCGCAAATGAATGGCAACTTTGAGCGCTGCTTGAAGTTTGTTCTAGACCACGAAGGTGGATGGTCTGACGATCCGCATGACCCTGGCGGCGCGACCATGAAGGGCGTCACGCTCCTCACCTATAAGGCTTATCTCATGCGCCTTCCCACCAAGGAAGAGCTTCGCAATATTCCTGACGAACATCTAATTGACTTGTATAAAACACGCTACTGGGATAATGCCGGATGTGATGATCTCGACATCGGTGTCGATTTGGTAGTGTTTGATATGGCTGTTAATTCTGGCGTCGGACGTTCTTCCAGAATGCTACAGCGTTGTGTTGGGGCAAATGCTGATGGCGCTATTGGCCCGAAGACTGTTGCCCTGACCAAAGGCATTCTGCCGCGTGATCTCGTTATTCGCTTCTCCACAGAGAGGCGCAACTTCTACAAGACGCTAGAAACATTCGATCGTTTTGGTAGAGGCTGGATGCGCCGTACTGATGAATGCGAAGCCGAGGCATTTGAAATGATTGGAGATAAGTGATGGATATGAAGAAGCCCAGGGGCATGAAGATGCCTTCCAAGATGATGCCAGAGATGCCGTCTGCCAGCGCCGGTATGCCGCGCTTCGGCGCTCGCGCCCTGCGCCCCGGCGGCATGGCCAAGGGTGGCGATGTTCATCCTGATGCCGCTATGGATCGCAAGCTGATCCGCAAGGAAATGGCTCGCGCCGAGAAGATGGAAGACAAGAAAGAATCCAAAGGCATGAAAAAGGGCGGCAACGTCATGCCCGCCAAGGGTTCTCCCCTCAAGAACCTGATGGCCATGAAGGGTTCTTCGAAGGGCGGCAAGATGGCTGCCGGTGGTGGCGTTGAAACCAAGGGCAAGACTAAAGGGAAGTTCATCTGATGCCTATTCCAGAAGACCCGGCTGATGCCGCGCGCCGCCGTATAGAAGAGGGCATCGCTAGGCGGGAAGCCAGGGATGCTGCGCGGGCAAGAACCGCGCAAGCTGCCGCTGGCCCTCCTTCCACCAGCTCTGCTCGCGCCGCTCAAGCTGCCGCTGGCCCGCCCTCCACTGCCAGAGCTAGAGCAGCCCAAGCCGCCGCTAACAACAACATGCCCACAGTTCGCCGGGAAACCTTGCCTGCCATTCAAGGCGGCGGCTCCTACGGTGGTGGCGGCGGTGGCAGTCGCGCAGTAGCTCCGTCTGACGCTGGTCGCCCGCCAGCCCCGAGCGCGGGCGGTGCTGGCAATGCGGTTGTTTCCGACCGTCGCATCCCTCTTAACTTTGGCAGCGCGGCGTCCACAGCAGCCGATGCTGGAAAGCGTGTTTTGGCTCGCGGATTGGGCGCGGCTGGGATGGTGGTTGATCCGAATTCTGCCGGTCGCGGCTCTTCTTTGACCAGCAATGCTGAGGGCGCTGCGGCTGTCCAACGGCAGTCGGCTGAGCGGGAAGCTAGACTTACTATGTCTGATCCTAACTACGCAGAAACGGCTGATGCCGCTGCTGCAACCTTGCGCGCCCATACTCAGGCTCGTCAAACTACGCGCCCTACCACGCGCATGTCTCCACGCGAAATGTCGCCAGATGAACTGCACAATATCTACAGCCTTACAAATGATCCTGAATCCAGCATTGCGGAAATGCGCGGTCCTCACGGTCAGGCCGCGCGGAATATCATTGCCCGCCGCACCGAGCTTGCGCGCGAAGCTGAACTTGAAGGCATGAAGCGTGGCGGCCCGGTCAAGAAGATGGCTAAGGGTGGCGCGGTGAAGTCTTCTGCCTCTGGCCGTAGCGATGGCTGCGCTGTCAAGGGCAAGACCAAAGGGCGTATGGTATAATGGCGGATCGGAGAAGCCCAATCCCTCGGGGATACGTTGCTGACGGCCCTCCGATGCGCGAAGAGGATATTGTCCCTCGTTACCGGGGCAATCTCCATGGCGGCCCTAGCATGAACAATGATCCTGCCGATCTTGTTCGCGGCTTAGAGATGAGCCGTGAGAACAGAATGGGCGAAAACATGGATAACGTCCGTGAGCGGCTGCGGGTGTTGCCCAGGCGCTTGAAGGAAGGCGGCAAGATTCGCGGTGGCGGGATTGAATCCAAAGGCAAAACTAAAGGAAGGTTCGTTTGATGGCTATGATGAAGGCTCGTAAGCCCAAGCGTTATGCCGAAGGTGGCGACGTAAAAACCCCAATGAAGCTGGTTATGCCTTCGGCTGGCTACATGCCCGGCAAAAGCGCAGAGCATATGTACTTCCAGCCCGACACCGCGAAGATCGAAGCCGCCGCCACAGCCGCTGCCGACGCCGCTGCTGCCGCTCCAACGGCTTCTACTGAAGCAAACGCCAACACCAGCGCCGCCGGCAACGAAAACCCTGGCAACGCCAAGGGCGGCCTTATCAAGATGAAGAAGATGGCCAAGGGTGGCGCTGTTAAGTCCAGCCGTGGCGATGGTTGCGCCATGAAGGGCTGACCGAGCCAATGATGCGACAATGGTGAAAGACCCCCATGGAATTTTCAGGGGTATTGAAAAAGCAACAGACATGGTTGTGCCTGGAGGCTTTAGCAGAGTCTTTAGAATGACCACATACAAAGATGAGGACGCCGTGAAGAGGGAGGCGGAGGCTGCTGCAATGCTAACTCCTGAAGCCGCAGCCAAGCCGCAGGGGAACATGAAGCGCGGCGGTCCAGTTAAAGAAGTGAAGTCTGGCAGCAAGGTCAAGAAGCCTCAGAAGATCGAGAAGGTTATGAAGGAGTTTAAGGAAGGCTCCCTCAAATCCTCCAGCGGCGACAAGGTGAAGAACCGCAAGCAGGCTGTGGCTATTGCCCTGTCTGAAGCATCGCGCATGAGCGAAGGCGGTAAGGTCAAGCCTCAGAACCCCGAGCTTTGGTCTTCTGTTAAGAGTCAAGCCAAGTCTAAGTTTGATGTGTATCCTTCTGCATACGCGAACGCCTGGGCTTCAAAGGAATACAAGAAGAAGGGTGGTAGCTGGAAAGGTCCAGACAATAGGGTGTCCAAGAAATGAAGGGCGGTCTTGGCAAATGGTTTGGTGAGAAGTGGGTTGATATCAAGACCGGGGAGGATTGTGGCCGAAGCGGTTCTGAGAAATCAAAGCGCGGATATCCCGCCTGCCGCCCAGCCGCTGCCGCAAAGAAGATGTCGTCGAGCGAAAAGAAGTCTATGTCTCAGCAGAAGACTGGTCCTGCCAGAAAAAGCTGGCCGGTAACTCCGAGTGGAAGAAAGAAGTAAATGGCAACCTCTGGCACTGCGGTCTGGAATCTGGACATTGCCGACCTCATTGAGGAGGCTTATGAGCGTGCTGGCCTTGAGGCTCGCACTGGCTATGACTACCGCACTGCCCGTCGTTCTCTGAACATCATGTCTGCCGAGTGGTCGAACAGAGGATTGAATCTCTGGACCGTTCAAGAAAACAGCTTGGTCCTAACGCCCGGCACCAAGACCTATAACCTCCCAGCCGACACCATCGATATCATCGAGACGATCATTCGTGTGAATAGCAGCGGATCGGCCTTGGACTATACGGTGTCGCGTATTGGTGTCGGTGACTACGCCACGTTGCCCAACAAGAACACCACAGGCCGTCCTCTCCAAATCTATGTGAACCGCCAGAACAGTCCAAACTACACGCTCTGGCCTGTTCCCGATCTGCCCTACACCATCATCTACTGGACGATGAGGCGCATCCAGGACGCCACCAGCGCGACAGACACGATGGATATGCCCGTCAGGTTCGTCCCTGCCCTGGCAGCCGGTCTAGCCTTCCAACTGGCCATGAAGCGTCCAGAAGCCGCTGCACGCGCTCCTGCGTTGAAGGCAGAGTACATGGAGCAGTTCCAGCTAGCAGCCGATGAAGACCGTGGCAGAGAGCCTGCTCGCTTCGTGCCTTGGATGTCCTACCCGTGACAGCTAAGTTTGCACGGGGCAATAAGGCTTATGCCTTCTGCGACCGCTGCTATCAGCGGTATGACCTGAGTGAACTGAAGTATCAGGTCGTCAACCAGAAGCCGACCGGGCTTAAGGTTTGCGATGAATGCAATGATGTAGATCATCCTCAGTATCAGTTGGGCAAGACGCCGATCAATGATCCTGTTGCCCTGCTTGAACCAAGGCCGGACATCAACCCTGGCCGCAGCCTTCCTGGCTGGAATCCTGTTGGCAATTCTGCTACCACCATGAATGGCAATGCTGGTATTATTAACGTATATACCCCATAGGAGATTTAGATGAGCAGCCCCACCAGCGAAAGCATGCGGAAGTACGGTCGGAACATGGCTCGCGCCATGAACCAGAAGTCTGCGCGCAAAGCCACCAAAGGCTCCTCGTTCCCGGTTGGTGAATACAACGTGCAGGAACCGAAGCAGATGCCGCATGACCAGAAGGCTGAAACCGAAGCTCTCGTTCCGCCGGATGGCTCGCCCCGCAAGGCAACCAAGATTCGCGGCACAGGCGCGGCCACCAAGGGGACTATGGCTCGCGGTCCTATGGGCTGAGGAGTAATTGGCAATGAACTACACGACGCTATTAGCTCTGCTTCAAGACTACACGCAGAACTCATCGACTGATTTCGTTGCCGCTATTCCGAACATTGTTCGTTTGGCTGAAGATCGCATATATCAAACAGTGCAGTTCCCTGCGCTGAAGAAGAATGCGACATCAAACTTCAACCCAAGCAACAAATATCTTGCAACTCCCGACGACTTTCTTTCCTCATATTCTATGGCCGTAAAAAGCGCCTCTGGTGTGTATGACTACATGTTGGAGAAAGAGGTTGGATATATCAACGAGGCGTTTCCAAACCCGGCAGTGACTGGCGTGCCGCGCTATTATGCTTTGTTTAACAACGCATCCTTTGTTGTGTCTCCAACTCCAAACGCCTTGTATGAAGTTGAGCTTCATTATTTCTAT